ATGTCCTACTCCGATCCCCGCATTTGCCACCACCAGCGCGTCACCCAATGGCTCGCCGCGATCCGACAGCACGCCGCATGGCTGTATGCCGCGAATGAGCAGTACGTGTACCTGGTGGGCGAGGCCAACGAGCTCTACCAGTGCGGCGTCGTGGGGTTGCAAGACAGGCACGACATGGTCACCGACGCCCTCGGCATGTACTCCTGGGCGATCGAGCACGGCATCACGCGCGAGACGCACTACTGCGCCGACTGCTGCTACGACGTGATCGACGCCGGCAATGTCGTTGGGACGGTGGACAGCGAGGGGATCTACCACGGGCCCGCACCCGCACGACAGCGCCTGGGCTACATCAGCCGGGATCCGCTCGACGGGATAACATACCTCCGCCTAGGCCAGGCGCTCGAGCGCGCGGGCGTCGTACGCGGCCTGGTGATCGAACTCGACGCCGGCGGCACGCTGCAACTCGTCGAGCAGTTCCCTGATGACTTCAGGCCCTGGCGCTGGGCCTGACTTTCAGCGCTCGGCCTCATAAGCCGCTACGCCTGAGCCGACGGCGATCCATCCATCCGGCGAGTGCGCGGTCTCGCATATCGATACGTCCACCGTCTGGCCTTCCTTGGGCTCGGCTGGAAGTATCGCCGCAGTGCGCCGGAGGTCGTTCGAAGACGGCGCGAAAGTGCTTTCAGAGCAGTGGAATGCCCATATCCCGTGCTTGCCGGAACTGCCTATCTGGCGATCCAACTTCAGGGTCCACTTGCTTTTCAGCCGAATCACCAGCATCACCGAGCTCCGTAGGAAAAGGCCGTAGTCTACTCCTAATCCTGGCAGGCCTGGTTCGCAGCCAGGAGCTGCGCCTCATAACCGATCCGCTGCAACCGCTCGGCGAGCAGCGCGCGGACCTTGGTCTGTAGGTCGTCGCCTTTTCGCAGCCCAGTAGTTGCCCAAGCCGGCACCTCCACCGCCGGCACTCGGCAAGGCACCGCCACCGGCACTTCTACGCGCACCGTGCGCGGCTCGGCTTCCTGCCGGCCGGCGCATCCCGCCAGCGCGACCAGCATACCTACGGTTGACGCAAGTCGAGTCAACCGCATTTCCATTTTTCGCGATTTCGTCAACCAACTCATAGACCCAGCTCCTTGTCGATGACCACTTCGGCTGCCAGACACTGATCACCAGCGGAGCGCTCACGCAACAGGCGCTGTGCCGCGGCATAGTGCTCGGCGGCTTGCTGGCGAGCTTGTGTCACCGCTTGGGCGGCCTCTTGAGCACGCTGCTCGCCAGCCAGGCGCAGCGCGGCAACCTGCCTGCCCTGCTCCGTTACTGCGGCCTCCAAGCTCCCACGAGCGGCGCGGCAGGCGGCCAGATCCACCTGCGCGGCATCCAACTGAGGCTGGTAGTGCCGCGCGCCGAGCCAGACACCGCCGGCGGCGCCGAGACCGACCAGCAGCAGGCAGCCCAGCGCGACCGAGACCACGCGGGACGAGATCACGACAGCACCCCGCCCGCTGCAAGATAGTGCGCTGTCAGGTCATCGAGAGAATGCTCGCGCTGGCCGTAACCAGCCCCCGGCAGGCTGGCCCAAATGTTGGAGCACTTCTGCACGGCATCCGCCAAGCGACCGGCCTGTATATCTGCCAGCGCGCGGCGCTCCTTAATCTGCTGCAACGCCACCAGATCCTGGTTAGCCGGGGTGAAGCCGCCTTTCAGCGCCAGGCTTTCGCGGTAGGCATCCCAGTACCTCGAAAGAAGCTGATACCTGCCTGCCGCAGTTGAATAAACCTTGTACCGAGGAAGATAGACCTTCAGGCGCGGGTGATCAGCGTACCCATTGAACAGTCCTCCACCGACAACAACGTTATAGCCGTTGTCGCTACCTCTGATCGTGCTGGTCCCTTCAGACCACGCAAGCATGTCTAGGAACGCAAGAACGTTCCTCCCTCCAGCGGTTTTCTCGGAAACGACTGCCATCGGCGGTCCCTCTCTCAATAGGTGAATGAAATGAAACGGATCGATATCTCCGGGCTTCGCTATGGGCGTCTTTTGGTGGTCGCCTACGACTCTCCCGGGGAAAATGGAGGATCTGTCTGGCTCTGCCGGTGTGAGTGCGGAGCCGAGGTCAAAGTGAAGTCGTCGAACCTGCGAAGCGGCTCGACACGTTCGTGCGGATGCCTCGCCAGCGAATGGGCTTCAGCACTTGGCTCAAATAGGGAATTCATCAGGAAGCGTGCAGCCAAAGTCACCGCGCACGGACACAGCCGTCGAGGGTTGAAAACCCCGGAGTACAGAACCTGGCTAGGCATGAAACGCAGGTGCTACGACGAGAAGTACAAGGACTTCCCTAACTGGGGCGGTCGCGGTATCAAGGTCTGCGAACGTTGGAAAGAGTCGTTCGAGGCTTTCCTCAAAGACATGGGGCCTCGGCCTGCTGGGAGGTACAGCATCGATCGAATCGACCCAGACGGTGACTACTGTCCTGAAAACTGCCGATGGGCCACGATCCAGCAGCAAGCGTCCGAGAACCAGCGACGCCTGACCCGAGTCGAGATCGACGGCACTCAGTTCACCAGCATTGCCCAGGCCTGCGCCCACTTCGGAGTCAACGTCTCTACCGCCCACCAGCGCATCAAAGCCGGAATACCGGTCGATATTGCGGTGCGGACCAGCGGGCGGCTCGCCGCTCGCCGGGAAAGGGAGTCTTACCTGCGCAGGGACCGGCGAGGTACTGCGTGACGCGCACCAACAAAAACGCCAGCTCGAGGGCCGGCGTTCGGGAGTATCTGCAGCAGTTGCTGCTCGGTGATAGGCATAGACAACCTCACTTCAGGTAGAATTCTGCCGCCTTGTAACTATGGATGAATGCAAGCCAATGAAACGCTCCGCCTCGTTAATTGCTTTTCTGCTCCTATCAGCCTCCCTGCACGCCGCTGAACACCCTCAAAAGTCTCTTGCCGCGAGATCAGCGGTAGAGCTAGCGCCATTCCAGTGGTCTTGGATGGATCCTGTCTCATACGATGAAGCAGGTCTTCAAAAAACGGCGGCCAAAAAAGATCCGCTTCGACCATTCTTCTTAGCGTTCAGACTTCTTGTGGAGCACGAAAAAACCGGGGAAGAAAAAAGTCTGACCAGTGCAAAGAGAGTACTGGACTTCATGCTTGATGAATATCAGCCAGCAACTAGAGAGGCAGATGGGACTCGATGGTTCTATGGCTTTGACTATGACCGAGGCATCAAGGCGCCTTGGTGGTCAGGAATGGATGGCTTCTTCGGACCAATGACACTGTTTGCAGGGTGGCAAGCCACTGGTGAAGAGCGCTATCGAGAAGCCGCATTGAAAAGCGCGAAACTCATGATTCGACAGCCAACCGAAGGCGGATCTCTTTGGAGAGATGGTGACTCCTGCTGGATTTCAGAATACTCCTGGAATGGGATAACTAGGGATAAAGAGTACCATGTGCTAAATGGCCACCTTTGGGGGCTTCAGGCGCTCTATATGCTAGCAGAAGCATCTGGTGATAAAGCCCTAAACGAAGCATACCAATGCGCGCGCAAGGGTACGCTTGACAGACTCCCGGAGTTCTATAACTCGACAGGAAGTTGGACTTGGTACCAGCTTGTCCCAAAGGTTATAAACCCAACACACTATAACATATTAGAAACCGCACAGTTCAGAGCGCTGCATGCAATAACCAGAGACAACGCTTATAAAGACCCGGAACAGCGCAGAATCGCGGCATTTCAAAAAGCATATCCTCTATACTTAATCGAAACAAAAAAAGGAATTGAAATACAGTTCTCAATGATGGGGGCGCCAAATGCTTACTGGACAGATACTTACCCGGTTACAGTAAGCTGTACTGTTGGAAACAAAACCGTAAGCCAAACCAACAAAGACGCCTACAGCACCAAACCAATTCATGAACGGATGATATTACGACTTCCAGTCAATAAAGTTCCGAAAAAGTGCTCAGTATCCGTGAAAAGCAGCATGGATATCGCCATGTACACTCAAAGTAAGTTCAAAACGATCAAATCACCAGTTGAAGATTTTGTAAAACTCACACCATTACCATCTATGCAAGCCTCAAGTCTTCAAGAAGGAATTATACACATCACCACAGAGAAAGGTGATACCGCAAAGCCCGGTGAGGGAAGAGTCATGTTTGATGTAAACCGAGATCTATCAGAGTCAGAAATGATTGGCATGGTAATACATACAACTGAGGACTCTCAGCTAGGAATTGTTCTTGATGGCGCAAACGAAAAACGGGCAAGCAGCTACTACCCCGTAATAAAGTCAGGAAAAGACAATATAGTAATCTTCAACAAGCTTGGATTTGATAAAGGCTCAGAGCTAGAAGGCCACATAGCTAAAATTATGCTTAGGTTCTATACAAAACCTAACGAAAGGGACAGAGACATAGAAATCAAGGAAGTATCAGTTATCAGAAATACTGCAAACCTTGAAGATTTCTTAAGACGCAACCAGTCAGCAAATTTCCATCAGCAGTAAAAAAATCGGCGCATATTCAATTACCGCATATGCGCCGATAATATTCTATATCTCCCTGATTCCTACGCGCCGCCCGTCTCCGGCAGCGGATACCTGGCCTTGATCTCCTCGACCTTGGCGACCCAGGCGCTGTAGTCCGGTTCCACGCCGGCCTTGATAGCGTCGAACTCGGCCTCGGTCTTGAGCGGGTCACTCTCCAGGCGGTAGGCATTTGCCCGCGCGACGGCTGCGGCATCGTACTCAGCCTGCCAGCGTTCTTGCGCCTGCTGTTCAGCGGTTTTTACCTTGCTCCAGTCGATCATCGCGGTAACTCCACAGGTCCATCGGTATCGATCAGCAACGGCTCAGGGAAACGAGCGGCGGCACTGGCATCATCAGCCAGCGGGAACCGCAGGATCAGCTCCAACTGGCCGGCACGTCGCAGTACAGGACCAGCGAACCACTCCGACCCGATAGCCTCGGCCGGCAACTCTCCGCCCTCCGAGAGCGGTGTGAAGTCGAACGCCTGGCCATTCACGATGAGCACATCGCCATCTCTGCTCAGTGACAGGTGTTCATTGCTGCCGGGGAGCGGCAAATACGGAGAAAGAGTGATGATCAT